CATGATAATTTAAGTAAATTAAATAATGAACCAAAAAAATATTATAATAATGAAAAATATATAAAAAAAGCATATGAAATTGCAAAAAAATTATATAACTATTTAACTGATTTTAGTTTAAAATCAGATTTTTATTTATGGAAAAAACAACTACAATCAATTAATGGTTTTGATATTAATTCTTGGGAATTTAATAAAATATTATTATTATTACAATCATCATGTATGTTATGTTTTGGATATCAAAATCCTAAAGATATTTTATACAAAAAGCAAAAAGAATATAACGAATATATAATGCAAAAAATTTTCAAGTTTAATGATAACAATGGTGTATTTAATAGAATTAATTTTCCACGAATTACAAATTCACAAGTATTAAAATCTATTGATACAAATAATCCATTTAACAATATGGAAAATTCTACTTTACTTAGTATTAAATCTTCAAAAATCAAAGATTATCAACTACTATATGCTGATACTGGAGCAGATGATGAAATACCAAAGAATATGACAGAGTTAAAAAAATGCGATATTAAATTTTATAATTATAATAATACTGTTATAACTAAAAAAGAGGACTGTAAACCTTCTGATATTGAATTATGTGTAAATAAAATAAATGTAGATATGATTGATAATGGATTTACATCATTTTTGATAAATATGTTTAACTGTTTTTTTGTTATAGTTGTAATTATAATATTTATATTTATGTCATATTTGCTAATAATACTTATTTGGCCAAGTTTTGCAAATGTTATTAACTATGCTATTTTTGGATTTATTTGGATATTATCAGTTTTTATTGGAACTTTTCAAACTTTGGCATATAAAGCACCTAATTCAAAAGGGATTATTATGGAAATACATAGAGTAGCATTAAAAGGTGAATTTTTATATGATCAATTTATGAGAACACTCGCAGTTATAGGGTCAAAAAATGATATGGTTTTTTATTTAGTATTTGCTCTGGCTGGAGCGGTAATTGGGGCAGTTATCTTTAAAACCTTATTTGATTTAGTACAAATATTTATAGCAGATAGTGCAATAAATAGTTCATCAAACAAATCTACAAATCCTATCAAATATGTGTTTTCTTGCTAAAAAAAATAATGATTTTTATATTTTAAATACATAAATATGTCCGAATATATATATCCTACAAATAATTTTGAAGCAGGTATTGATGAATCTAATAGAGGAGGTTTAATTGGTGATGTTGTTGCTGCATGCGTTGTTTTAAAAAAACCACAAACAGAAAATGAAATAAATATTTATAAACAAATTAAAGATTCAAAAAAATTAACAAAAAAAAAAAGAAAAGAATTGGCTATATATATTAAAGAAAATGCATTAACTTATGGAATAGGTATTGCAACAAAAGATGAAATAGATTCTATAAATATATTAAATGCTACGATGAAAGCAATGCATAGATCAGCAGATATTGCTTATAAAAAATATAGATTTCAAAAATTATTTATTGATGGTCCGTATTTTAAAACATTTATTCCTCCAGGCGAAGATTCAGAATTTATAACACATGAATGTATTAATAAAGGGGATTCTATTTATACTAGTATCGCGGCAGCTTCTATTTTAGCAAAAGAACAACATAATGATAATATACATGAATTAGTTAATAGATATAATGAATTAGAAAAATATGATTTATTAAACAATCATGGTTATGGTACAAAAAAACATTTAGATGCTATTAAAAATTATGGAATAACTGAATGGCATAGAAAATCATATAAAACATGTAAATAAAAAATGAGATATAATATAAAATATGTATTAATATATTAAATATGCTTAAAAATCTATTTAGAAGTTATTCAACATATGTAAAAAAAACTGAAAAAACAGAATTAAAAAATTTAATTGATAAAATGAAAAATTATAAATTTTATTGTGATTGCAAAATTTATCCTTGTCATTGTTTACATTATGGAGAACCGTGTAGATTATATAACAATAAAGATGCACATATCAATTTTGCAAAACATATTTTGCATCTAAATACAAAAAAAGATAAACAACAAAAAAGTAATACAATTTATAATAATCATTTAAATCAATGGTATTTCTAAAAATATATAAATATTATAGTATTTTTAGAAATATGAGAAAATTATTTCATAATTTTTCAGTTAATAATACTAAAAGAAATATTAATATAACTAAACTTAATTATATTGATAAATTATATGACAAAGATATAAATTTTATTTTTGAACTATATAATAATCAATCTATTGAAAATAAAATATGTCCAGAAAATATTGAATATTTAAATGAGATTATTAAAAGATATGATATTGAACTATTATATGATAATCATATACTCATAAAAGATGCTATTATTCTAAATAATAATGAAAATAATGAATTTTTTTGTATAAAATTATTATTTTATAGTAATGATATTGAGATTTATGTAATTTCTGGTAATATAGATCATATTGATTCTAGTAAAAACTTTCATGAAATAATTCAATTATCATTAACATAAATTATACTATTTCTATATAATCTTGATTATCTTCGAACATAAATTCTGTATAATTATTATAACATATTATACATAATTTATCACTATGTTGATAATCGTATTCAATTATATATTTTTTTTGACAACACACACATGTGTTTTTTGAGATTAAATTAAAAGTTTTCATATTATTTGTAATAGTATCCATCTTATTATAATGATTTTATAAAATAAAATATCAATTTTTTAATAGATATGAATAAACAATTATACATATTACAAAAATATAATAAAGACTTAAGTCAATTATTTGATAATAGTTTATGAGTGTCAAAAAAGAAAAATGTACTAAAGAATACAATGAAGTAGAAAAAATTAAACAAGAATTTTATGTTAAAATAGCTAAATTATATGATGATGAAGTTAAAACAGTAACATGGCAAAATTATGACAAAAAAAGAAAAACAATTTTAGAAACATATAAATAATAATCAATATGTAAAAAAACAATTATATAATCTTAAAAATAATATTAAAAGTGATAAAGTAACTTTAAATAATTTTAAAAAAAATTTGCTGTTTATCAAAAAAACCATAAGGAAAATATGAAAAATTATTTGAAAACTGCTGATAAAAAATTTTATGAAAAAGAAAGTAAAAAATTATTAAATAGATTATCTAACAATACAAAAACTATTAATTTAAGTAAATGTAGTTTAAAAAATTTTACGAATTACATAAAAAGGATTTACTTGCTGTTACATCATTAGTTAATAAATTTTGTAAAGAAAAAATGAAAAAATCGTGCAAAATAGCAAAACTTATTGACAAAATGGATATCACTAACTTCAATTACAAAGATAATAATAAACTAATAAAACTCATTAAAAATGGTTTATATTAATTTTTTTTTTGATATTTACTTCTTTCGCTATATGTTTTTAAATTTTCTAAACTATTAGTTATAATTCTATCATACATTTTATATGTTATTTCATCTAAAAGTGGAAGTGTTTGATAATTTAAATACCATATTACTTCTGTATAATTATTTTTATTTTTAAAATTGATTGAACCTTTATTTGAATACATTAAGGGCATAATATATTCTTTGTATACAATCTTATATGGATAATTTACATTGGTTATTACTTGATTAATATTTTTAATACTTCTTATTGAATTTTTTCCATAAATATCTCCTTCTGATATAATATTAAAATTATTACCATACCATTCTTTATTTAACCAATCATAATATACTTGCTTTGAAGTATTGTTAATTTTTATTTTCCATTTATCTGTCTTATTTACTAAATTCATAATATTAAATGCAAATACATCACTAAATATATTTATTGATAATAAAATAAATAAAAGTTTTTTAATCATTTCATATTTATTATTAAATTTTATTTATATATTTTTATTTAGTATAAGTCATGAATAAAGATGATACAAAATTTATTATTTAGAATTTAATATTAAAACTAATATTTGGTGAAAAAATAGTAGTAATTGTTATAACAATATTTTTAATTACATTATTATATTATTTTCTAAGAATTAATTAGTAATTTTTTTTTTACCTTGACATAATAATCATGTGATGTCCTTGCAACAGCAGATTCAATACTATCAGGTAATCTATAATATAACATATAAATAGATAAAAATAATGCAACTATATTTATTATAATTAGATATATATTGGTTTTGCTATCAATTTCTTTTAAATATATATATAAAATATAATTAGATAATAATAAAATAATTGATGATATAAGAATTCTAGGCCCTCTTTTTAACCAATATTCTCTAACTTTTGAATGATCTAAACCAACATCTTTTTCATTAATAATTTTTAATTGAATAATATAATCTGAATAATTATATATTAATCTATAATCGTAAATATCCAATATATTTGTATTATTAATTAAATAATTATTTATTAATTTTAACATATCATTTAAATGTGTATTTTTATATTTTATAATATCGTTTAATAATTCTTCATCGTTTAATTTATTTATTAATTCTATTTGTAAAAAATTTTTTTTTTTTATTGCTAATTTATTTATCTTTTTTAAATATTTAGTTATATATTTTCTATTATATTTATATATATAATATTTCGTATATCTATTTGCTCTATCAAATGCCCATCTTTTAAATGGTTTTATAAAAAATCTAAACATTTTATAAATAAAAATAATAAAATTTTCATTTTTTATTTATCAAATAATACTAAAATACTTATTTTTAAAAAATTTATTATTATATTAATATAGAGGAGAAATGAGTGATATATATAAATTAATATTAACTAAAGAAGGTATTTTTGAAAGTATTAATCGTACTACATTTACAGCAACAGGACTTGTTTGTGCTTTATTAGCAAGTACTCAAACACAATTATATGAAACAAATCATTTTAGAGTAATGATAAAATTAATTGCTTTATCGATTTTATTAATAAATATTTTATATACTTATAATAATATTACTGATTTTAGTAATTTCTTAAAAAAATACAAACAAGAATATGATGTTAATAATTTATTACAAAAAACTCAATATATGTATATATTATTTGTATTATTAATATCAATTTTATTAATGAATTTATATTTATTAATTAATTAAATTTATTTTTTTCTAATAATAAACATATAAATATATTTGTTACTGATGCTAATGAAAATATAATAAATGCAAAATGTATATCAAACGGAAATTTTTGATTATTAGATATTGACCAAGAATATATTAATCCAGATAATAATGGTCCAATTATACTACCTAATGCTGCTAAAGATTGAGAAAAACCATTAATTCTTCCTAAATATTTTTTTTCAGCAGAATTATTAATCATTAAATTTATTAATATTATTGATATAGTTGCTGTAGAACCTTTTAATATAAAAAATAAACACGAAAATATATATAATACTATATTTGTAAGTTTATTCATATCTGATAATAATGATATCATAAATAATGTAAATGGATTAAATATTTGTACTGTTAAAAATAAATTATATGTACTATATTTTGTTTTTATTTTTGGTATTACAATAATAGAAAATAACATTAAAAATATAGCAGATATCATAAATATTATTCCTATTGATGTAGAATTGAAATTCAAACCTTTATAATTTTTTGATGTTGCTAATAATAATGGAAATAAATTATCGCTACCCATCAAAGATAATCTTATATTAAAATAAAGTATTGATGTTATTATTACATTTTTATTAAAAATTTGTTTAAATGGTATTATTTCTATTTCGCTATTTTCTTCTTCTTTTTTATAAACTTCTTCTATATTGAAATAACAAATTATAAAACCAAACAAAGGTAATATAGATATTACTATTGATGGTAATAAATATGGGTATATGTCAAATATATGATTTTCTCCTATATTATCCCAATATTTACTAGGTGTTTCTAATAATCCACCTATCGCTGGAGAAAATATAGCACCAATACACATTCCTACAGGATACATAGCGAATGCTTTTACTTGATTTGATTTATCAGTAATTAAATATAAATATGTTTTTGTTACACCTAAATTTCCACTAAATAAACCATGTAATAATCTTGTTATTATTGCCCATATTATATTACTACTAAAACCAAATATAATTGTAAATATAAATGATGATAACAAACCTATTAACAATACTGGTTTAATACCGCATTTTTCTGATATAAGTCCCCAAATATAATTTGATATAAATTGTCCTAACATAAATGATGACAATATTAAACCCGAATATCTTCCTACATCTTCTTCATTTATACCAAAACTTCTTATCATGAATGGTAAAAAAGGGGTAACATACATTAAACTAGACATTTCGGATATTAAAATTATTAAAATAACTGCTATTTTTTTTTTTGGTAAAGGAGTAATAGCGTTTGGTTCTTCTAAATTTAATACAATATCATTATTATGACTCATATTATATTATAAATAATAAATTAATATTTATATAAAAATTAAAAAAAGTACATATCAATAAAAAATATTAAAAAATAAAAAGAAATTTATAAATTTAAAATTTATAAAGATATGTACTTTTTTAATGATATAAATATAAAACATTTAATTATAAAATAATGAATAATTATTTATGGATAGTAATTACTGGAGGGTTTTTCTCATTTATAGCATCAATGGGTATTGGAGCAAACGATGTTGCTAATTCTTTTGCAACATCAATTGGTGCAAAATCATTAACTATAAAACAAGCTGTTATTTTAGCATGTATATTTGAAACATCTGGAGCTATTTTAATGGGTTCTCATGTATCTGAAACTATTAGAAAAGGCATTGCTGATTATGAATGTTTTCAAGATGACCCTTATACTTTAATGTATGGTAGTATGTGGGTATGTTTTTCTGTTGCAATATGGTTATTTACAGCATCTTATTTTGAAATGCCTGTATCAACAACACATTCTTGTATTGGTGGTATGATTGGTATGACTATTGCTATTAAAGGACCTAATTGTGTTATTTGGTATAAAGCATTAGATAATTTTCCTTTTATTGGTGGTGTATCTGGAATGGTTATTTCTTGGGTCGTATCACCATTATTATCTGGTGTAATATCATCTACAACATTTATAATAGTAAGAAAATTAATATTACGAAAAAAATATGAAGATAAATACATTTATTACGGATTTCCAATTTTAGTTGGTATTACAATACTACTTAATACATTCTTTATTGTTTATAAAGGTGCTAAAGGTATTGGTCTACATAAAACACCATTAGAAATTGTATTACCAATATCATTTGGAATGGGATTATTATCGTCATTTGTTATGATACCAATATTGCCAAGATTATATAATTATATTAATGATAAATTTAAGAATAATGTAGTTAATGAAGTTTATGAAATAGATGTAGATAATAATAGAAATAAAAATAATATTACATCTATAACATATAATAGTAATAATACTAAAACAATTATATATGACGATAATACATGTATACTTACAACAAGTGATGATATTATAATATCATATGATACTAATAATAAACATATAGATAATAGTCAAGATACACTTGTTAATATTATTCACAATAATGCGGAAAAATTTGATATAAGAACGGAGGAATATTTCAAATATTTACAAATATTTTCTGCAACATGTGCGGCATTTAGTCATGGTGCAAATGATGTTGCAAATGCAATCGGACCATTTGCTGCAATATTAACTATTTATATAGAAAATGATGTAAGAAAAGATAATGTAATGGATAATAATGCTTATTGGATATTAGGTTTGGGAGGTATTGGTATATCTGTTGGATTATTATTATATGGTTATAAAATAATTCAAGCAATTGGAATTAAATTATGTAAAATTACACCATCAAGAGGTGCTATTATTGAATTGAGTGCTGCTCTTGTTACAATATTAGGAAGTAGATTTAAAATACCATTATCAACCACACATTGTCAAATAGGAGCAACATGTGGTGTGGGATTATTAGAATCATCGTGGGAAAATAATGTATCAGGTATAAATAAAAAAATAATATATAAATCATTATTTGGTTGGATTATTACTTGTATATTTGTAGGTTTTATAACATGTATATTAACTGCACAAGGTGTATATTCTCCTAGTTTGTAAAAATTATATAAATGTTTAATTATTTAAAAATATAATGTTTGATAATTTATTTTTATATTCAAATAATAAGGATTTTACAGAAGGTATATTTGGTCAATCTTTAGTATGGTTAATTGAAGTATTATATTATTTTGAATATAATAATTTAATTAATGATGATACAAAAATAATTTTTGAATTAAATACACTAAATACAGATAATCTTATTCCAACTTTTATTAATATTAAAAAAAAAGAAGAATATGACTATTCCTATAAAAAATTATCAATACATAGTATTAAATTAAATACCAAAGCTAGATTACCTTATGATGAAAATAGTTGGAAAATTTGTAATAATATTTTTGATAAATATTTTAAATTTAATGACTATATTATAAACGAAGTAAATAAATTAAATATAAATGACAATACATTAGGAATACATTATAGAGGTACTGACAAAAATTATGATACTTTTCAGGCAAATTATATAACTATTGACGAAATGATAATGATATAATTGAAGATTATTTAAATATTAATAATAATATTAATACTTTATTTTGTTGTAGTGACGAACAAATCTTTATTAATAAAATTAAAGAAAAATTTAAAAATTATAAAATAATTGAATATAATCAATTTAGAAATAATTCTGAAAATATTAATTATGGATTATTTAGATATGGTGAAAAATTTCATGAAATAGATAGAAATAAATTAACATATGCTTCTATTATTGACATGTTAGCATTATCAAAATGTAAAGTTGTAATTAAATCATCAAGTGCCTTATCAACATTTTCTAAAATAATAAATCCATCATTAATATTATATACTGTATCTGCAATGAAAAAAAATTGGTTTCCTCATAGTTATGTTGAAGAATATAAAACAAATAATATCGAATTAAAAAAAATATTGCAAAGAACAATGAAAAATCATTATTATAATATATATGAAAAA